TCGGGAGAAGTAATGGGTATTCAGTTAATTGGGATGTTAAAGCGTCATGAGGGTGTGCGAAGCCATGCCTATAAGTGTTCAGAAAATATGATTACCGTAGGCGTTGGTCGCAATATTGACGAAAATGGTGGTCTTGGATTGGCTGATGATGAGATTGAATATCTATTGGCTAACGACATAAAGCGAGTGCGTGAAGAACTTAATGACACTTACTTTTGGTTTGCCGCACTTAACGAAGCTCGAAAGGATGCGATGATTGACATCTGTTTTAACCTTGGCCTGACAAGGCTTCGCGGATTTGTAAAAGCTTTGGAAGCTATGTCTCGCGAGCAGTTTGACATAGCTGCAGATGAGTTTATGGATTCTCGCTGGAGTGAGCAGGTGGGTAGTCGCGCTGTTGAGGTCACTGAAATGATCCGCACCGGGGAGTATCAGTAATGCCTTTGCAAAAGTTTATCTTCAATCCTGGCATCAACAAAGAAGGCACAGACTACACTGCAGAAGGCGGGTGGTTTGACGGCAACTTGGTGCGCTTTCGCAAAGGTTTGCCTGAGAAGATAGGCGGTTGGCAAAAATATATTCAGTCTTCTTACGAGGGCACAGGTAGAAAGCTCCATGGATGGGTAGACCTAGACGGCACAAAGCTTCTTGGTTTAGGCACAAGGTTCAAGCTATACATCCAAGAGGGAACCACCTACAACGATGTCACACCTATAAGGTCAACCACCAGTGCGGGTGATGTGACTTTTGCTGCAACTGATGGCTCAAGCACCATAACAGTCACTGATTCTGGACACGGCGCAGTAGAAGGAGACTTTGTAACTTTTTCTGGAGCAGCAAGTTTAGGTGGCAACATAGTCGCTGCAGTGCTTAATCAAGAGTACCAAATAGTTTCTGTGCCAAGCACAAGCACATTCACCATAACTGCCAAAGACACAAGTGGCGCTACTGTCACAGCTAACTCAAGCGACAGTGGCAATGGTGGCAGCAGCGTGGTTGGGGCCTATCAAATCAACTCTGGCCTAGACGTGTTTGTGGATGGCACGGGTTGGGGTGTAGGCGCTTGGAGTGCTGGAGCTTGGGGTTCTACGACTTCAATCACAGATTCTAATCAGTTGCGCCTTTGGTCTATGGATAACTTTGGTGAAGACTTAATATCCAACCCAAGAGGCGGAAGCATCTATTACTGGGATAAAACGAATGGTTTGACCACTCGTTCTGTGCAGTTGTCCGAAAGAACTGGCGCAAACTTAGTGCCAACAAAGGGACTACAGGTAATCGTTTCAGACATAGATAGGCACGTTCTTGTGCTTGGCGCTGACCCAATCAACGCTGCAGGAACTGCTAGAACTGGCTCGATTGACCCTTTGCTGATTGCTTTCTCTGATCAAGAGAATGCAAATGAGTTTGAGCCTAAGTCTACGAACACTGCGGGATCTCTTAGATGTTCTGCAGGAAGCGAGATCATAGGTGGCTTGCGAGCCAGGCAAGAGACTTTGATTTGGACAGACGTTGCTCTGTACAGCTTGCAATTTATTGGGCCACCTCTGACTTTTGGATTGAACCTGATCAACGAAGGTGTCAGCTTGATTGGTCCAAATGGCGCTGTGAACACGCCATCTGGTGTATTTTGGATGGACAAGAAAGGATTCTATTCATACGGAGGTAACGTCACTCCGCTGCCATGTTCAGTAAAGTCTTATGTTTTTGATGACTTTAATGAAGGCCAAGCTTTTCAGGTATTCGCTTTCTTAAACAAGCAGTTCAATGAAGTGGGTTGGTTCTATTGTTCAGCTGCTTCAACATCGATAGATAGGTTTGTTGCTTATAACTATGAAGAGCAAACTTGGAATATAGGTCAGCTATCTAGAACAGCATGGTTAGATGAAGGCATCGTTGCTTTCCCTCGAGCCGCTGGCAAGTCAAGCTCATCGCACTTTCTGTTTCAACACGAGACTGGGCACGACGATGATGGTAGCCCTATGACCAACGTATTTATCGAATCTGCTGACTTTGATATCGGAGATGGGGAAGAGTTTCAGTTTATTCGTCGCATGATCCCAGATATTAAATTTACTGGGACAGGTGGCAGCGATCAGGTTATCAACGTTGTCATGAAGACTCGCAACTTCCCCGGTAGCGATCTAACCACAGATCAAACCACTGCGATTACCGGATCAACGACCAAAGTAGATACAAGGGCTAGAGGCCGACAAGCTGCTGTCAGGTTTGAATCTGACGATGATGCAGCTACAGATGCTCAGCTAGGCGTTGGTTTTAGGGTTGGCGGAACTCGTTTAGATATACAGCCTAATGGCCGCAGATGAGTAAGTTATTAAGAGGCCGACTCCCGCTGATCAACAACGGTGATTCTGTTGACGGAACCACGTTCAACAGGACTGTGCGCCTTCTTGAACTTAGTCTAGATGCGTTTGACCCAGACGCAACGCCGCAGTTTACGCGCGAGAAAAGAGACACTTTGAAATTTAATACAGGTGATTTAATCTGGAATACGACCATCAATACTTTGCAAGTGTTTGATGGTAACAACTGGATTAGTTTATCGCAGGAGTTGCCGTACACGACTGACCCCCTTGAAGCTCAAGGACAAGTTGGTTCTGTTCAGGTGATAAACGAGGGATCAATAGTAGTGAGTGTAGGTTCATGACAAAACTATGTCCGAGAGGCAAAGCTGCTGCCAAACGTAAGTTCAAGGTTTACCCTTCAGCTTATGCAAATGCTTACGCAAGCAAAATCTGTGCAGGCAAGATCAGAGATCCGTCTGGCAAGAAACGTAAAGACTTCAAAGGCCCGAAGCCCAAAAGCAGCGGAACGTCATCTGCAGCGAAGAAAATAAGAAGTGTGAGAGGCGGGGGTTTTATATCCAGAAGAGCTAGATTGATAGACAGATGAGTTTAAAAGAATGGTTCGGCAAAGGCCCAAAAGGTGATTGGGTAGACATTGGAGCACCGAAGAAAGGCGGAAAGTTTCAGAAGTGTGGCCGTGCCAAGGCTTCAGGATCTAAGCGTAAGTACCCGAAGTGCGTGCCTAGGGCTAAAGCTAAGCAGATGACTGAAGGGGAGCGCCGTAGCGCCGTTAAGCGCAAGAGAGCAAAACCACAAGGCGTAGGTGGAAAACCTACTAACGTTAAGACCATTCTAAAGAAAGCGAGTGGTGGTGAAGTACGACGCAACCACAGAGGGTGTGGCGCTGTTATGTCTGATCGGCGCAAGAAGACAAGGTACTCCTGATGTTTAGAAGGTATGCAGAAGAGTTTTCTAATGGTGGTGCTGTTAAAAAACGCCGCCGCGATAAGATGCCAAAGCGCAACAAGAAGAACTTTCGCCCTACGAAACAAGGCGCTGGCATGACAGAAGCTGGTGTAAAAGCATATCGAAAAGCTAATCCTGGTAGTAAACTCCAGACTGCTGTTACGGAGGACAAGCCTACAGGTAAGCGTGCAGCGCGCAGGAAGTCATTTTGCGCAAGATCTGCTGGTCAAATGAAGAAGTTTCCAAAAGCAGCAAAAGATCCTAACTCTAGGTTGAGACAGGCTAGACGAAGATGGAAGTGTTAAGCAGGTGAGTAACTGATATGGGAATGAAAAAATCTGAAAAAGAAATAGTTGCTCGACAAAGAGAACTTGGAAAGCTTACCTCTGAAGCATTGCAGGATTTTAAAACATCTGGTGGCTTTCAACGCTTTGCGCCTGGGCCGCTTCAAACTGCTATGCCTCAACTGCAAGGAAGCGCAACATTTCTAGGTGGCGCGCCAAGCCCGTATGCGCAATCTTTAGCGTATCAAGCACTCCCTGGCATGACATACGCAAACAGGCCGGGTACCACCACAGCATTCTATCCACAAGCTAACGTAGCTCCTCCTACAGCTGCAGCACCTCCCGCGACTGGAAGTACTTTTCAAAGATCTGAGCCAGTGATGGACTCAGGGAGAGTCAGTGATCCCTCTGATATCGAAAGAGAGAATGAGTTACTAATCGCTGAGCTTGTTGATCAAGCACGCGAGATGGATTTTGAGCG